GGCCCGTCGTAGACGTAGAAGCACTCGGCATATTCGGCGAAAAGGTCCAGCCAGTCCGGAGCAACCGCCCGCCCGTCCGCGAGCGTGATCGACAGCCGACAGCGCGGCAGCGTGCCGCCGAGCAGCGTGTCGTTCCAGTCCGCTGCCGCCGCGACATTCAGCGCCGCGACGCCCAGCCCGAAATCCGGATCTGCGATTAGATCGGCCATGCACAGCGCGGTATTATCCGAGTACGCCCGCACGGTAGGGGTTCCGCTGCGCGGGTCGAGGATCTTGAGTCCGCGAATCGTCGCGCGGAAACGTGGGAATCCGGTAATCGCTGCTGCCGTGGTGATTCTCGCGACGGTGTAGGCGATGCCGCGCGTTCTCAGTTTCCCTGCAAACGTCAGGGTGTCGGCATAGCCAGAAATCGCGCTGGTCAATGTCGCGTCTGCGGTCTGCGTGCTGGTGCCGAGGTAATTCGTGATTGTCACGCCCGAGATGGTCGAGGCGTCAACGTCGTTTATATACACTTTTTCGATGGCGTCAATTTCGCCGATTGACCAGATCACCCCGAGCACAAGGTCGGTTGATATCAGCCCCTTGGCAAAAATCAGCCCCGGCACATTGTCGCGCCCGTAGGTGATCGGCAGAAGTGCCCCGCTAGCCGCTACCGTTGCCGTGCGTTGCTGCGGTGATGTCGCCGCTTTGTTGATCTGCGCAGCGGTTTTCCGGCCAGCGCCGCCGTTCAGCGTGGAAATTGGCGCGACATATCCGGGCAGGGTCGGAAGCTTAGACACGGGGGCCGCGCAGCGTAGCGGTTACGCGGTAGAGGTTTTGCCCGCCGTCAAACGATATCGACGGCGCTTGAGTTAGCCGCCCCCGGTAGGTTTTCCCGCTGAACGTTGCGTCAATCTCAGACGCGCGATAGGTTTCCAAAAACGTCTCGATGATGTCCTTTCCCGAAAGCTCCAGCTTCTCCCACTGTAGCGACACCTCGTATTGCGTAGCGGCATACAGCGAACGCAGCCGGGTTTGTCCGTCGTCGGTCAGATCCGCAACCATACCGGTGTCCGTAACGACAGCCGTCGCGATGGTGAGCACTGGGCTTGCTGGCAATGCGATAGCCATTATCTAGCCTCCAGCGTGTAGGTAGCGCCGCCCCAGACAAACTGCGATCCAGGTGCGGGCAGAGAGTTGAGGATCGGCGCGGCGAGTCGTGTACGCGGGCAGATTTTCGCGACCAGCGCGGAATGCGTTACGCCGATTTCCAGTGTATCGCCGAGATTCGCGGATACCAGCTCGCCAGCCAGCAGCAAAATTGGGTCGCCGTACACCGTTCCTTGCAGCATGTAGCCATCCTCAAAATAGCCATCATCGACGATCATCGGATACCGCACGCACGGCAGCAGGTAGATATTGCACGCCTTCCCACGCCAGTCGCCCGCGATGACCTGCGCCGCTCTGGTGGCGGTAGGCAGCAATCTGACACTCCCGCGCTGCCAGTTGTCCATGCCAGCAACTCCAACGTCCGCGCCGGTGTAGGTGGTAGCACCCACGGTCTGATCGCCGTTGGTCGATAGCCACTCCTGCCCGGCGCCCATGTCAATCTCCACCAGGTAGATCGGCGCTGTGACCGGCTCGGCCAGCAATGCGGTTTGCGTTGTGTCGGTAGTCCTCACTGGTACACCACCTCGCCACCAGACGGACCGCCTGAAGCGAACATCCGCGCGGCGGCAATCATGTTCGCGCTCGCGGCATTGAACGTATTGGCAGCGGCGAGGATTGATTTAGACGCCTCGGCGTGAAGGTTTGCCGAGTCAATTGCCGCTTGGCTTGCTGGGTCCATCGCAGCGGATACCGCATCGAAAATCCCGTTGGCCGTCGTGTCGAGATTGCCGAACGCCGCGGCGATGCGATCCTGCCCGAGCGCCTCGACCTCATCCAAAAATGTGAGGAAGCCGGCTCCCATCGCGGCTTGCTGGTCCTTGGACAAGCTTTGCCACACGGTAGCGGAAAGCGCCTCGATCTGTCTTACGGTATCGACAATTACCGCCGGGTCGGTCGCGGTGTTGAGTGAGGCAACCAATTCGTCGACTTGCGACTTGCGCCGTGCGTACAGCGCATCTTCTGCCAGCAGCGACTCTTCAATCGTGTTTCGAAGCCCGCCGATGATTACGCTGATCTGAGTTGATGCCTGAGAAAGCGCAATGCCGAGCGCATAAGCGGTTTCCTGCTCGACTTGCAGCGCGGACACCAGAGCGTTGTGCGACTCTATGCTGCCATCGTAAGCCTCTGCCAGCCGGTAAACCTCGGCGACCTGATCCCCAAACACGTCGGTAGCCGTGCGTGCTGCTGCGGTAATCGCTTTCTGCGCATTGGCCTCTGCGCCGAATGCCTCTTTCAGTTGTCGCGGGATTTCTCGCTTCTGAATCTCGACGTTAAAGCCGGCCATCAATTCGTCGACGGTATCGCCCTTGATGCTTTTCAGCGATTCAGCGAGGCCGGTATCGAGCGTCGTAGATACTTCTTCGATCCACGCACGCACGAACTCTACGGACGCGCCGGATAGTTTCGACGGATCGAACTCAACATCCTGAGCGCTGCCGAAAAACGACCCGGATGATCCGCCCCTGAGACCGCTACCGCCCAGGGAATGGCCGGCAAGGTTCACGGTTCCGCCCAATCGCTGCACTCCCTGAGTGAGCGCGGAATCGAGATTGACGAATTGCGTAAGTAAATCATTGCTCAATCGCTCGCCATCGGCGCCGAGTCTGCGCGACACGGACGACAACGACAAACCGCTCTCCGCTATCATTGTCCCGCTGGTTCGGTTCTCAAAACCCGCATTCGATCCGGCGGTTACACCTGCGTAGAGCGTTTTGTTTTTGCCGTCAGAGCCAAATAGGCTATCAACTCCAGCGCCAAGAAACGACCCGACTCCAGCGCCGAGCGGGCCACCGAAATATGCTCCTGCTAACCCACCGAGCGTGCTGCCGATTCCTGGCTCTCCGCCAAACGCTGCGCCGCCCAGCGCTCCACCTGCATACCCGGCCAAACCCGACCCGACCGACCCGACGTTATTCAACCCAGGATAACGGCTACCCAGAGACCCCAGTAAATTGCCGACATCAGTGCCTTGCAACATCGACGTGCCGGACAGCCAAGACGCGCCTTTGATAAGGCCGGAGCCAAGGCCAACCGATCCCAAGCCGCCGGAGCCGCCTGACAACGAGCCGAAGATGCCCGCGAGATTCCCGCCTTTGCCAGCGCCAGGAAGCCCCAGCGCCGCCGCTATATCCGCCGCCGCCGCTTGCGATACCATCGTTCGGATAATGTTTATGAACGACGATAGCATCCCGTCAAGCCCGTCCTCGAACGGGTTGAACAGGAATTCGGCGAATGCGTCCTGGATATTTTTTGCCGCTTGCTCGCCGTAGGTGGAAAGCTGCTCGGTAGATCCCTTCAGGATCTCCGCTTCATCATCCGCCAGTTGCGCGATGGCACGATTGATTTCTTCCGCGCGCTCGGGGAATTGCTCAGCCGCGAGGTTTAGCTTGAGCATCGCTTCGCGCACGGCCATCAAGCGCTGTTCTTGCTCTGGCAGCGATTGCCTGATCAGGTCATCCGTGGATTTTTTGTACTCTGCGGTCGAGCGCGCAAGATCATCGGTGGCTTTTTTGCCTCGCACCTGTTCGTCTGCGATTCGCGCCAGCGACAGAACGCGCTGCTTTTCCGCCTCAGATATTTTCCCGTACACCCCAAGCTGGATTTTTGCCGATAGCTGCGCTTCTTCGCCTTCTTTCCCGAACAGCGCAATCTTTTCTTCCAGGCTGTCTATCAGCGAATTCCAGGCTTTCTGTTGCTCTGTAAGTTTTACGGTTACAGACGCAACGGATGGCGCGCCTTTTTTCCCAAAGTCAGAAACGGTATCCGTGGCTCCCTTGGCAGACAGCGCCGCTTTTACCATCTCGTCAATCAGTCTATTGGACTCTGCGGTCAGAAACGCTATGCGCGCGGTTGTCCTATCGACTTCGGCGATGTGAGCGGGCATCGATCCGGTGGCCGCCTGCCATGCTTGATCGAATACGCCAAAGCCAGTGGTGATATCCTCAAGGTGATCGCGCAAGACCTCTAGCTCGCGCTCTACGGTAGCGATATTCCCGGTAGTCTCGGACCCGAACAATTCCGCACCGACAAAATTGCGCAGCATCCCGACAAAGCCGGATATATGGGACGGAGAACTGACTATGGCGTTGACAATGGACAGGATCGACGAGGCGATTGCCGCCGCACCTTCTTTCACTGCTGGATCGGATAGAGTTTTACCAAGATCATTGATGGTGCTTTTCAGCGCATTAGCGCCTTCCGTCCCACCAGCCTCGAACAGATCATCAAAGGCGTTTTTCAGCCCCGTGACTGCACCGCCCAGCGTATCCCGCGCCGCGCTCGCTGCGCCCTTGAACCTCGATTCAAGCTTGCCGAGAATAATCTCCTGCGCTTCGGCTGCGCGCCCTGAATCAACCAGGGCCGTAAGCATCTCTTTTTCGGTTTCCGTAAAAATCACACCGGACCGCGACAGCGCGGTGATGCCCTCTGCGGACCCCGACAGCGCCTTGCCGACCTGTAGCGCGACACCCTCCAAGTCGCCGCTTTTCGATGCCATGTTGACGATGGCTTGCGTGGCGCGGTCCATGTTCTCGCCGAGCCCGCCACTAACATCGATCAGGCGAGACATCGCCCCGACGATGGCTTCATCATCGAACAACGATGCGGCTTGTAACGCGCTGGCTTTTTCTGCAAGCTCCGCCAGCGTAGCGCCAGCGGCGGCCCCGGCGTTTTGCAGGGAATTCGCGAGCCTAGCAGAGGCGGCTTCTTGCGCTGACGTTGCGGAAACAATCTTCGTCGCCAGTCCGGCAAATGCTATCGCCGCTGCTGCTGCACTTGCGCCGATAGCGGCTCCTGTCCGTGATGCGGACTCGGAAAGCTTATCGGTAGCCTTTTCCGCGTCCTGCGCGGATTTGCTGAGTTTATCGAGGTCTTCTTTCCCGGTTTTGACCTGAGATGAATCAACGCCGATGCCGAGCTTGGAGAAAAACTCACTCATCGCCCGGTCCTTCCTCTGGCGGGCAGGCTACGCCGGGACCTACGAACGGAGGTTGCGGGTTTTTGCCGGAGGCTGATCGATAGGCGCCCACATAGGCCACGGATAGCGTGTGCAGAAGTGCCGCCTCATCTCCTGTGATATCTGCGCCGCTGACGGATTCCCATGCCGCGATGTCCTGCCACGTTAGCGGTATCGTGCCCATATCCCCGTGCCTCATGCGTCCGGTGGCCGTAAAATCCTGGAGCAGGTACACATCACCAGGCAACAGGGGCGGCATTGCTTTTGCCGCGCGCTCAGCACCCACTAGTTCGCGGCGCGGTTTCGACATATCGTGAGGCACCGCATCGAACCACGCCAACTGCCGAACGTATAAAATCAGACGTTCGGCGCGGTCCCCAAAAAACTCGCCTTCTCCCGGATAAACTCCGCGACCTGCCCTCCGTTATAGGGCCAGACTTTCTCCCAAAATTCGCGCGCGGACTCGGGTGTCAGCGCAAGCGGATTACCGTCTGCACCCAGCACGTTATCCCAGCCAATCGTACAGCCGACAACGATGGACAACGCCACGTCCGCGCGCTCATCCTCATCAAGCACCTTATCGGCGTTTTGCCTGCGCAATTCCCGCACGATGTTCTTGAACCGCGCCGATTCTTCGCCAGCAACTCGCACCGATACCGGCTCGCCGCCCACCTGAGCCGCATTGCCCCATGGGTCGAGCACAGTGTAAAGCGCACCCGCATCGAATTTTGCGCGATAATCGAATGAAAAAGCGTTGAAGTCGGCCATTGGTTACACCGTCACGATGGGCTTGTTGATCTCGATTTTCGCCGTGCCGATAAAAAACGAATCCACGCCCGAGTGATTCCGCGTAAAGCTGGAAACGATGCCGGTGAAATAATCCTTTTTCGTGTCAGGCCGCGTGACCTTGACGGAGATGCCCGTGTTGTTGCCAAGCGCTGTGCTGAGGATTCCCTGCCCGGCATCGCCCACGACATGCGCGAAACCAAGCGCCACCGAACCATAATCGATACTGCCTGTGCTCTTTTGAGTAACACGGCTGTCAATCGGGTTAAACGTGTTGACAGAGGTGGACGGCCCGAATTCCGGGATGTCCGAAACGTCGGTCACCTGCGTCCACGACAGCGCGTTATACCCCGCAGCATCATAGGTTGCCGGGAGTGATGCGGAAACGTGTACGGTAGTTCCTGCGGATGATAAACCGGCCATTGTGTTACCTCACATTTTCATAGGGGATTGAAACGGCAACGGCCAACCACGCGCCGTCGATCACTGCCGGCCCGATAGAGCCGGCACGGTGAACCTTGAAACCCGGCGCTGAAAACCCGCGCGGGAACAGATCCAGGATTTGTTGCGCGACTGAATACGCCTTGATGATCCCGGTACCGTGTTTTTCGTAAACTGATATTTGCAGAATCCCGCGCTCGACATCCCATGACGACAGGCCAACCGACTCTGTATCAGCCGGCAAAATGTAGGCGCGCAGGTGCATAGCGTCGGGAATAGTCGGATTCGCTTCATTTTGATACAGCACGGGCGGTATCCACACCGCGTTAGAAAGCGTTGTGAATGCGGCGTTGATGATGTCGGGGAGCGGCATTACAGCCTCGGCTCGTTCTTCTGCGCTTCTTCGCGCACGTTGGCACGCACATTTTCCGCCGTGATGCGAACCATGCCAGCCGGCGCCTTGATTTTGCTCCAGCCCTCAAACTCAATGCGCATCGCATAGGGCAGATTGTTGGTTAGCCACCACTGCTTTCCTGGCGCTTTATCGATGGCAGGCTGGGCGCGGGCTATCGTCGCGCGACCGTCCTTGTCCACCGTTTCCGTTACAGCGGCAGACGGCGCGCCGATGGTCGCGAACCAGTTACCGCGCAGTCGCCCTAATTCAACGGGAGTGCGCTCAACTACCTCCTTCGTAACGGCAAGGCACACCGCGCGGATCGTTTTATCGATGCTGGTATTAGTGGCTTTCGACCACTTTTCGACGTCGGAGGAAAAGCTCATTTGCGCACCTGCACGAAATGCACAAGCCCAGTATCGCCAGGCTTTACGGTGGTGATTGAGATAATTTCCATCTCAACGCTTCCGTCCAGCACTTTCTGGTCAATGGCCGGCATTGCCGCGCCGGCAAGAATTACCAGTTGATCGCCAGCCGGAATGCCTAGCGCGCCCAGCTCGGCGACGGTGTAATCGCGCACGATCCCGGTCACCGTCTGATCAACAATCGACGTTATGGGGTCCCAAGCGTTGCCGCCGGTTTTGTTGTAGCGCCGCAGCGATAGCCCGCGTCCGAATTTTTCAATCAGCGTCGCGGCAGTCGCTGCAAGTTTCGCGTAATCAAAGCCCGCCATCGTTATGCCCTCACGGCAAACAGTCCGGAATTTCGCAGCAGCATGCGTAGCT